CGGGGGTCCCATCCGGCGACGCCGACGTGGCAGGCCGGGGCGGGGAGGGTTTCTCCGCGGTGGTCGGTGGCGGTTCCGGCGAGGTGGACGACGTTGGAGTTGTCGAGGCGGAGGGTGACGTCCAGGAGCCCAACGGCGGGGTTGTCCGCGCGCCGGCCGAGGAGGCGGCGGAGGATGCCGCCGCGTTTCCGTGGGGGGGTCACGTACGAAACGGTAACAAGATCGCCGTTTCGGTGGCTATGAGTAATTACCTTCACGCCCCGTGTTCTTGCTGAGAAGGGCGGCCCGTTAACGGGGCCTATGATTGGCCCCAAATTCGGGACTTCTTCCTCAAATCGGGGGCCGCCCGTGATCCATATCGCCGAGCTCGCGGTGCTTTGTCTGGCGGGGTACCGCGCGACCCAGCTGATAGTCCACGACTCGATCTTGGACCCGATCCGAGACCGGATTCATCTGTGGCGGGCGGCCCGCCCTGAGTCCAAGGCCCGCGAAGCCGTGACCACTCTGATCGGGTGCCCGTACTGTTCGGGATTTTGGCTGGCCGGGATCATCCTCGCCGTGTACCTCACCTGCACCGGCACATGGGGTGACGCCAACTGGCTCCTTCACGGCGTCGAGTGGTTCGCCGTCGCCGGCGGCGCCGTCCTCCTCAACCGGTGGGACGACACCCGCAGTCACGGTGCGGCATGACCCAATGCCTGGACGAGGTCAGCCTCGCCGCCGACGTCGCCGTCTGGCGCGCCCTCGAAGTCGCCGGGAAGCGCCTCCTCACCAGGGACCGCCGTTCCCGCTACCAGCACATCCCGCCGTGGCTGCTCCACACGCAGATCCGCGTGGATGACTCCGACCTGGACCGGCTGCTGACCGGGGCCTGGACGTGCCTCCGCCAGGCGTTGACGGCGCCGATGTGCGGCCCCACGGTGGACCCTGACCGGCTGATCGCAACCGCTGACGAGTACGTGCGGGCGCTGCTCCGCTCCGGCGTCCCTCACGAGGTGCACTGGCTCGTCCAAGCCCTCCACACCGGGGGTGTGTACACCAGCCCGGCGGCTGGTGCCGCGTCCTGAACCCTCCTCGTCTGTAGGCTGAATACGCGCGCTGCTGGCTACGGGCCGGGCCGGGGAACCACACCCATCCGAGGTGCCTGGATGCCGTCCACTCCTGCCAGCACACGCGGCCGTGGCGTCCGCGAGTTGGCGGCTGCGGCTGCCCGTTGGACCTCCCGCCGATTCCGCCGCCAGGCCCAGGCCCCTGACCAGTCGTGGCAGCACCAGGCGTGGAGCTTCTACGAGTCGGTCCCCGAGGTGCGGTTCGCGGCCACGTGGGTCGGCAACGCCATGTCGAAGGCCCGCCTGATCGCCGGTCGCCGCGGCCCAGACGGCACCGTTGACCCTCTCCCTGACGGTCATCGCGCGTCCGAGCTCGTGGCTACGATCGCGGGTGGTCCAGCGGGGCAGTCTCAGTTGCTCGGCTCGTTCGGGTCTCACTTGGTGGTCCCCGGCGAAGGGTGGATCGTGATCCGCCCCACAACCGACGCTGCGGGGCAGCGCGCGGGGGAGGACTGGCGGGTCCTGTCTACGGAGGAGGTCACCCGCACCGGCCGCGACCTTGAGGCGGAGATCGACGGGGAGAAGGTCGTCATCCCCGGCCATGACCCGGACGCGCCGGCCGACCCGCTGGCGGCGGTCGCGATCCGGGTATGGCAGCCCCACCCCAGGCGGTATATCGAGGCTGATTCACCAGTCCGTTCCTCTCTCGGCCTGTTGGAAGAGCTCCGCCTGCTGAACGCCTCGGTGACCGCCATCGCCCGCTCCCGTCTATACGGACGGGGCGTGCTGCTCGTCCCCCACGGCGTCAGGTTCCCCACCACCGGCCAGCCGGGCGACGAGGGCGAAGACGACCTGATCGAAGTGTTCATGACGGTCGCCGAAACCGCCTACAAGGACCCCGAAAGCGCCGCGGCGGCGGTCCCGATCATCCTGGAGGTCCCTGCCGAAGCAATCGGCGACATCAAGCGGATCACCTTCGAGTCGGAGTTTGACGACCTGTCGATCAAACTCCGGGAGGAGGCTATCCGCCGGTTCGCGATCGGGCTGGAGCTTCCTGCCGAGATCCTCCTCGGCCTTGGCGATGTCAATCACTGGGGGCAATGGGCGTTACAAGCTGAGGCGATCCGGCTTGGGATCGAACCCCGGCTCGCGACTGTCGCGGACGCGCTCACCACGCAGTGGCTCCGCCCGCTCCTTGAATCGGAGAACGTCGAAGACGCTGACGACGCGCTGATCTGGTACGAGACCAGCCAGTTGCGGGTGTACGCCAACAGGTCGCAGACCGCGATCGAGGTTCACGACCGGGGCGCGATCTCCGACGCTGCGCTCCGACGCGAGACGGGGTTCGACGAAGCCGACGCTCCCGGCCATGGGGAGCGTGCGCGCCGCCAGCAGCAGGGGGAGCAGCGGCCGGCTGCGCCGCGGCTGCCGGTGGACGAGACGAACGAGCCGCCGGACACGCTGCCCGCCTCCGCTGCCGACGAGGAGGTGCGTTGTGGCTGAGTCCAACTCTGTACCCGCGCCGATCGGTCACAGCCGTAGCGCCCACCGAGTGCACGGGTGGTGTTCGCATTGCCCTGGCCGGACTGTGGCCGAGGAGCTGGTGGCCTGGCGGGTCCGGGAGAACACCCTGAACGGGTACGGGGACAGCTCGCCCTCGGGAGGCCGTGATGGCTGAGCATGACCGTCGCCACGGGCTGCGTGCGGCGGCCGAGCGGACGCTGCGCGGGCTGGAGCCGATGGCCGAACGGGTGGTGCAGGCCGCGCTCGACGAGGTCGCCGAAGGGTACGCCGCGCACCTGTCCGCTTCTGGCTGGGAGCTGGTGGCGCAGGGCGAACCCGTTGATGAGGCCGACGCCCAGGCCGTGGCTGAGCTGTGGTGGGCGCAGATCCCGTTCGTCCTCGCACCGTTGGTGGGTGTGTACGGGGCGGGGGCAGGGGCGATGCTCCGCTGGCTCACCGTCACGAGCCGGGGCGACCAGGAACCGGAGGGGGACCACCCGGAGACCCCCTCCGAGCCCGACCGCGACGACGAGGACGCCCGCGCGGACCCTGTCCGCCGCTCCGCCGACCTCGTAGACGCCTACCTGCGGGACCCGGAGACCCTTCCGGAGCGGGTGCAGCGCTACCTCCGCACCGCTGAGAACCGGATGCGGGACGTCGGAGACGACCTCTGGAAAGCCGCGCGGGAGACCCTCGCCCAAGGCGTCGCGGCCGGGGACGACATGGACCAGCTGCGCGACCGTCTCAAGGAGACGTTCGCTGAGCACGGCAACCAGTTGGGCGATGTGCGGGCGCGGAGGATCGCCCGTACCGAAGTCCTGTCGGCCTGGCACACCGCGGCGTACGACGAGGCGTGGGACCTGCCGGAGGAGGACCGCCCGACGGTCAAGGAGTGGATTTCTACTCTCGACACCCGCACAAGATCAACGCATTGGGTCGCGGATGGGGCCCGCGTGCTGCTTGATGAGCCGTTCATCGTCGGCGGTGCACCACTCATGTTCCCCGGCGACCCGCTTGGGCCACCCGGCGAAATCATCCAGTGCCGCTGTTCGATGGTCCTCGACTGGGACGAAGACACCGTGCCACGCGGCGCCGACCGGGACCAGGGCCGGCAGTTCCTCACCGAGGACGAGGTCGCCGAGGTCGTCTCTTACTTCGAGGAGAAGGGGATCGTGCGAGAAATCGACCAGCAAGAGGTGACTGCCGCCGCTGGGAGCCCGCATTCGGGGGCGATGGTGGCGCTCGTGCCCTCCCCGCAGGATGTGGAGCGGCTCGCCGTTGAGGGCGGCCTCCCGCCGGAGGAGCTGCACCTCACGTTGTTGTTCCTCGGCCCCGCCGAGGACATCCCCGAGGACGCACGGGTGGCGATCGTGGACCGCCTCCGCTCGCATGTCGAGGAAGCCCAGGCTGCCGGTGTCGGCGCGGTCGAGGCGAACGGCTTCGCCATCAGCGCCTTCAACCCGAACGGCGACGACCCCTGCATCGTGCTCGGCGTGGGCGGCGGTGACCTACCCGCCATTCACGATGCGGTCGCGGGCATGGTCTGGGAGGCGTACGAGATGCCGCCTCAGCACGAGCCGTGGGTGCCGCACGTCACGCTCACCTACACCGATGATCTGTCGCAGGTCGCGGCCCTTGCCGACCGGACCGGGCCGATCGTCTTCGACCGGCTCCGCATCGCCTACGCAGGTGACATCACCGATATCCCGCTCTCCCCACCGCAGGAGGAGTCCGCTGTGACCGCCGACGCCACCGACCTGACGACGCCGCGCCGCTGG